CAAGAAGATCAAGAAGCGGAGCTTCTACGGAGCCATGCAGGAGGAGCTTGCCGGGAATATGGACTACTACAAGCAGGTGTTCGGTGTGACCAAATGACGGTCCACGACCTCACGCCTGTCCAAGAGACGGCGGGCCTATTCTTCAAGCGCGACGACCTTTACGCGCCCTTTGGCCCCGGAGGAGTGAACGGCGGCAAGCTCCGGCAGTGCATGATGCTGGTGCAGGCCGCAAAGGAGCGCCACCCGGATATGCGCGGGTTGGTGGCTTATTGCTCCATCCACTCCCCGCAGGCCCCGATAACGGCGGCGGTGGCAAGGCACTACGGCCTGCCCTGTACCATCATCTACGGCGGCACGAGCAAGGCAGGATTGGCGCGAGAACGGATGCCGCGCCTCGCCCTATACTATGGAGCCGAGATACAGATCGCGGCAGCTACGGGCCGTCACAACGTCCTGAAAGCCAAAGCGGATGCCCTTGCCGAAAGGCGGGGCTATTTCGTCGTTCAGTACGGAATCAACCTTGACGAGTATGGCGAGGTGCTGCTGGGCGCTGTGTCTGAGCAAGTGCAGAACATCCCGGACGGGCTGGACGACCTTTACATCACCTGCGGCAGCGGCATCACCTCCAGCGGTGTCCTCATTGGCTTGGAGCGATACCACAAGGACGTAAAGCGCGTCCACCTGATATCTACGGCCTTTGACCGGCAGGAGAAGGTGCGGGCGACGCTCAAGCGGTTCGGCGTGAGCCGCGACTTCATTTATCACGATATGTTCCACACAAAGGGGTTCGCGTATGAGAAGCGCGAGCCTCTTGCTATACGAGGAATCCACCTGCATCCACAGTACGAGGCAAAGACGGTACGCTATATCGCCGAGCATCACCTAAACACCCGCAACGCGCTCATGCGGATTGTGGGCGCGGAGCCGGACTACAGATAGGAGGTGCAGGCGATTGGCAGAAACAGCCCCGAAGCCGTGGGAACGGCAGGACTACGAGAGCAGCAAGGCCTATGAAGCCTTTGCCTGCTACCGGGACATGGGGCCGGAGCGTTCACTGAGTGGACTGGGGAAACAGCTCGGCAAGAGCAAGGCGCTGATGGAGCGCTGGAGTTCCAACTACCACTGGCAGGAACGCATAGCCTCATACGAGCGAGAGTTGGAAAATCAAGCCCTCGCAGACAAGAAGAAAACAGCCGCCGAGACCCGCAAGCGGCAGCTCCAGATTGCAATGCAGCTTGAGAAGCGGGCCTTGGAAGCGCTCAAGAACATCCAGCCGGAAGACCTTACCCCGAAGGACGTGAAGGAGTTCCTGCGGCTGGCGACTGACATCGAAACCCGCGTCATTTCCGATACGGAGGCGGGTTACGTCAACGGAGGGGACGGCAGAGCGAGCCTCGCTGAAACCATCATAGCTGCATATACCAGAAGGGCGGGAAACGGCAATGAATCTTGATTACATCGACTTTTATGCTTCCCACCCGGTTGAGTTCACGGAGGACGTGATAGGAGTTACCCCCGACCCGTCCCAAGCGAAGATTTTACAGTCTGTTGCAGATAACCAGATGACGACCGTCCGAAGCGGACACGGCGTAGGAAAATCAGCCGTGGAAGCGTGGGCGGTGATTTGGTTTTTATGCACCCGGCCTTTTCCGAAGATACCCTGCACGGCCCCGACGCAGCATCAGCTATTCGACATCCTTTGGGCTGAAATCTCCAAGTGGATTCGGAACAACCCGGCGCTGGAACAGGACATCATCTGGACTAAGGAAAAGGTATACATGAACGGCTACCCGCAGGAGTGGTTCGCCGTAGCCCGTACTGCCTCAAAGCCGGACGCGCTGCAGGGCTTCCATGCCGAGGATGTGCTTTACATCATCGACGAGGCCTCCGGCGTGGACGACAAGATATTCGAGCCGGTACTGGGCGCTCTTTCGACACCCGGCTCCAAGCTGCTGATGTGCGGAAACCCGACGCAGTTGCAGGGGTTCTTCTATGAGAGCCACACCAAGAACCGGGCGAGCTACAAGACCTTCCATCTGGACGCGAGGGACAGCACCCGCGTATCTCAGGACTTTGTAGATACCATCATCCGTATGTACGGCGAGGACAGCGACGTGTTCCGCGTCCGCGTGGCGGGCGAGTTTCCGCTGGCTGAGGACGACGTGTTCATCCCCCTCCCGCTGGTGGAGAAATCCATCCATACGGAGTACCGGCCCAAGATCACTCCAGACCAAATTCACATCGGCTGCGACGTGGCCCGGTTCGGCGACGACAAGACCGTTATCGGCTACCGCACCGACGAGAAGGTCACCCTCTGGAAGAAGCGGCAGGGGCAGGACACCATGAAGACCGCAGACGACATTGTGCTGCTGGGTCAGCAGCTCGTGGAGAAATACCACCTATCAGCCAAGCGAGACCCCGGCATCCCCATCAAGGTGGACGACGGCGGCGTAGGCGGTGGAGTGGTAGACCGCCTCAGGCAGATAAAGCGCAATAACCCGGAGCGCTTCTGGTGGATGGAGATATTCCCGGTAAAGTTCGGGCAGAAAATCAAACACCGCTTCTATGACGACAGCACCACCTACATGATGTCCATCGTCAAGAGCCTGCTCAATCCCTTCGACGAAGAAGGGAACAAAAAACCCATAGAGCTGATACTGCCGGACGACGACAATCTGGTGGCACAGCTTTCCGGGCGCAAATACAACATGACGGAGCAGGGCAAGATCAGGATAGAGAGCAAGAAAGCAGTCAAGCAGCGCGGCAGTCCTTCGCCGGACGAGGCCGACTGCGTTCTTTTGCTATGCCTGCCGGTCAAGCTCCCGAAGAAAAGGAGGAATGTAACCAATGGCTAAGAAAAATGCCGATATCGGCGTGAAGATCATCAAGGCCGCACCCCGGCCTCAGCTCCACCCGGTTATCAAGGCAGAAACATCCACACAGGTCACGACGGAAGATGCCTTTAACGCTGGCGACTGGATAAGCCACCCCATCGACCTGCGCGGCCTGAAAGAGCTGGTCAGGAACAGCAACATCCTCCCGCAGTGCATCAGGGCCTACAAGAACAACATCTGCGGCTACGGTCTTGGAGTTCGCTATATCACCGACGACGAGGAGACCCCGGAAATGGCTGCGGAGTTCAACCAGCTCACAGAAATCCTTGAGCTGCTGAATGTGGAGCAGGACACCAAGGAGGTCTTCGAGGATCTGATTGAGGCCCGGGAGACCTACGGCATTGCTTACCTTGAGATCATCCGCAACCCCCTCACCGACACGGTGGAGGAAATCGTGTTCGTCCGGGAGGTTCCCAGCATCGACAAGACGATACCGCTGGAGCCGTATCTGGACTACACATACAACCATCATGGGGAGGAAACGGTACGGCAGAAGAAGTTCTGCAAATACCGGCAGACCATCGGTGGGAAGAAGGTTTACTTCAAGGAGTTTGGAGACCCCCGCATCATGGACAACCGCACCGGCGAATACGTCTCGGAGACCGAGGGGCTGGACATCCAGCACCGGGCCAACGAGATTATGGAGTTTGCCATCGGGACGGAGCCTTACGGGGAAGTTCGCTGGATAGGCCAGATACTCGGCGTGGACGGCGCAAAGCGGGCCGAGACCCTGAATAACAACTACTTCATCAACGGGCGGCATACCCCGATGATGATTATCGTCAAGGGCGGCACCCTGACGGATGACAGCTTCGCCAAGCTCCAAACCTACATGGAGGACATCAAAGGCGAGGCGGGACAGCATGCCTTTATCGTGCTTGAGACCGAAACCACGGACGGGCGCGTGGACTTCGACCAGACGGAGAAGCCGGAAATCGAGATTAAAGACCTCGCTTCCATCCTCCAGAAGGACGAGTTGTTCCAAAACTACATCGACAACAACCGGCGCAAGGTACAGTCGAGCTTCCAGCTTCCTGACCTTTACACCGGCTACACCACGGACTTCAACCGGGCCACCAGCCAGACGGCGCAGGAGGTCACGGAGGAACAGGTGTTCCAGCCGGAGCGCAAGAGCCTTGCTTGGGCACTCAATAACCGCCTGCTGAATGGCTACGCATTCAAGTACGTGGAGTGCTACTTCCTTGAGCCGGACATCACCAATCCGGACGACCTGTACAAGATTTTGACCGTCTGCAACAATGCCGGAGGCCTGACCCCGAACAAGGCGAAGGAAATCCTCTTTGAGGCCATGGGCGGCGTGGCAGAGCCTTATGACGGAGACTGGGGCGACACCCCGCTGGCAGTCTCCCGGAATCAGGGCGGCGGGCTGAACCTTGAGGGAATCTCCCTGAGCCTCAGCAAGCAGATCGAGAAAGCAGCCGCCAACCACGACGACAGCGTAGTGGCGGTCATGCGGGAGGTGCGGAACCTGCTCAAGCAGATGGAGCAGAAGGAGGCTGAATAATGTGCCTGAAATGCCAAGGGCTGATAAAGGCCATTGATGCCTACCTCGCAAAGGCAGACAACGATCTGCAAGACCAGCTTGAGGCAGAAGGGTACGTCAAGCCCAAAAAGACCGTGCAGTACATATCCGACATCGAGGGGCAGTTGGAGCTTTCCTTCGCTGCGGAAAATGACTGGATTATAGAGCAGGCCGAGCAGAGCCTTGACCTTGCGACATTCGCTCAGGACGTATGGCCCGGAATCAAAGCCCAAGACCTTGACCCGCTGCGGGTGGAGCTGGTGAAGACCTTCAAGGAACAGTTTTCTGCATTCATGCCGGAGTACGTCAGCTATTACGTCCAGCGGACGGATAAGGAGCTGATAGTAGACCGGCTTTCCAAGCGGGCGCAATCCTTCATTGAGGACTGGTCGAAGGGGCTGGGCGAAGTGATGCAGCTCACCTCCCACAAGGAGATAGAAAGCATCCTGACGACCGGCCTCGCCAACGGCGACGGCGTAGCAGAGTTTGCTCTTGCCATCCGGGAGGCCGGAATCCGAGACCCCTACTGGAAAGCGCGGCGCTGCGCAATCACCGAGGTGCTGACGGCGCACCGGGCGGCGCAGCAGGAGGCTATGATGCAGTCCCCGGTCGTGACGGATAAGTACTGGCACCACACCGGGGCCTACCGCAACGAGCCGCGAGAGAACCACGTCGCCATGGACGGGCAGCGGGTCAGGAAAGACCAGTGCTATACCCTGATTGGAGCTGACGGAGGCGTGTACAACCCGCTTTACCCCGGAGATACTTCCCTGCCCCCGGGCGAGCGCATCAACTGCCACTGCATGAGCATTGAGGTAGTGGACGAGGCGATCTTCGGCTATTCCCTTGAGGAACGCCAAGCTATGCGCCAAGCCGCCATTGATGAAATGGACTGGAGCTGGGAGGCAGAGCTGGACGCGGCAAACAAGGCAAAGGCCGGGATCGAGGAGGATGCCGTTTAATGGCGCTCTCGTGGCCTCTGCTGCCGTTTGCGTTTTGGGTAGGGATTTTACCGTGGGGGCAAAAAGAAACGCTCCCTGCGCCCGTCACGGGTGTTCTCGTGGCGATTATCGCCATAACAGCGGTCTTTACCGCGCTTTGCGTGGTTAGACATAGATATGCCACTCAACGAAAGGAGGTGAAAGAAAGAGTGAAGAAATTGAAAAAGGCATATGAGATCACAGATGCAAAGATTCAATTCGTCTCACTCGTAGACAAGGCGGCGAATATGCGCCAATTCCTGCTGACGAAAGCCGAAGACGGGAAGAAGCCCTTCGCCACGTATGGTCGCATTGTGAAGTCTGACGCGGAGACCCATTGGGTGACCGGCATTGTCTATGAGCCTATGGTCGAGGATGCTCACAGCAATTTCATGACGGAGGACGAGATCACGAAAGCGGCCTACTGGTACGCCAAGAACGGCGACAAGGTAGACCTGCAGCATAGCTTCGAGCCACTGGGTAACGCCTGCGTAGTGGAGAGCTGGATCGCCAAGGCCGACTTCCAGATTGGAGACGAGAGTGTCAAGAAAGGCACATGGCTCATGACAATGGAGATTGCCGATGATGAAATCTGGTCAGCGATTGAGAAAGGTGAGTTCACCGGATTCTCGATGGGTGGCGTAGGCAATTACAGTGAGGAGGATACCGATTTGAATAACAGCATCGAGAAGGGACAGGAACCCGGCAAGAAAACCCTGCTCATGCAGCTTGCGAAAGCCCTCGGCTTCTCCATGGTAGAGAAGGGTGAAGTAGCGGAGCTGTACGCTCAGAGCAATACCTATAACTCGTTCTGGGATGCGTTCTATGCGCTGGTCGATGCCCTGTTCAAGTACGACTCGTGGGAGGGTAAGTACGTCTGGAACAGGGACGAAGCGACTGTCACCGAGGCGCTTTCCGAGTTTACGGATATTGCACAGGGGCTTCTCACGGGAGGTCAGAGCATCACCAAGGCCATCGGCGGGGACGAGCAGGATGTCCAGAAGTCAGGCAAAGCCCTGTCCAAGACCAACAAGGAAAAGCTGAAAGGCATTTGCGACAGCCTGACGGAGTTCCTTGCCGCCTTTGAAGACCCCGAGGACGACGAAGGGACCGTAACCAAGGCAACAGAAACCGAGCCGTCTGCGGGCGGCGAAACTATCCAGAAGGAGGAAACCGATATGACCAAAGCAGAAGTTGAGCAGATCGTCGCTGAGGCGATCACCAAGGCGCTGACCCCGGCTCAGACGGAGACCACCCCGGCCCCCGCTGCGGCTGAGACTCAGCCTGTCGAGAAGCAGGAGCAGCCCACCGCTGCGCCTGAAATCACCGAGGAGGCCATCGAGAAGATGGTGACTGCGGCGATTGAAAAGGCCCTTACCCCCAAGGAGGAGCCTGTCACTATGGAGAGCGTGGAGAGCATGATTACCAAGGCGGTCAATGATGCACTCGCTCCTGTACTCAAGATGAAGGGCCTGCCGACCAACATCGACAGCGCCAAGAAACCCGTCGAGAAGCAGGCCGACGAGCCTCACTATCTCACGGGTATTCTCTGATGCAGAGAACCACCACCAGATAAAGGAGGAATATCGAAATGACTATTGAAGAAATCATCCGCAAGGCCATTACGACCGGCGACCTGACCCCTAACGCGGGCCATGGCATCCTGAACCCGGAGCAGGCCCGCCGCTTCATCCAGCAGACCTTCGACGCGACCAACCTTTCCCCGTTGGTTCGTCATGAAATGCGCACCGCCCGCAGCGGCGAGATCGACAAGATCGGCATTGCCGCCCGTATCGTCCGTCCCAAGACGGAGAACACCGACGACGGCTACCGCGCTGGCGTGAACACCGGGGTCATCAACTACCAGACCACTCCTATCCGTCTGCCTTGGGAAATCACCGAGGAGACCCTTAGGGAGAACATCGAGGGCCAGAGCTTCGAGACCATCGCCACCAACCTGATGACCTCTCAGCTCGGCGTTGACCTCGAAGACCTTTACCTCAACGGCGACGCGGGCGCGGCTTCCGCTGAGGCCTTCGACGCGACTAAGGCCTATGCTGTCGGCGATATCGTCACCTACAACGACGGCCTGTACCGCTTTATTGCGGCTCATGCTGCCGGAGCTTGGGCGGCGGCTGATGTTGAGGAGATCGGCGACGCGGCTGATAAGGACTTCCTCAAGGTCAACGACGGCTGGATTAAGCAGCTCAAGAGCGCTTCTCACGTCGTCAACGCGGGCGCTCAGAAGTACAGCGGGGCTATGAGCCTCGACCTGTTCTATGACACCCTCAAGACCCTGCCGAACAAGTTCAACAACGGTCGTCTGCGCTGGCTGATGTCTCCCCATCGTGCGCAGGAATGGGAGCTGTACCTGCTCAACAAGATCGTCAACGCGGGCGGCGCGGTGCCTGAGAGCGTCTACACCTCCCCGGCCCACATCCCGGCTGTCGAGTGCCCGTCTCTGGACGACGGCACTATCATCCTGACCGACCCGCAGAACCTTGTGGTGGTCAACACCTACGGCGTACAGATTCGCCGCACCACTGAGGGCAAGGAAGCCATCATGATGGACAAGCGCTTCTACGTCGTCCATCTGGACTACGACCCGATCATCGAGGAGACTGACGCGGCTGCTATTATCTACGGCCTCGCCTAAGTAAAGGAGGTCAAGCATGAGTTACCGCATCAAGCTGACCGGCAGAACGATATCTTACACGGACGGAATTATCCGCGCCACGCGGAACCGCCCTTATGTGGAGCTGGAGGATAAGGCGGCGGCTGAACAGGCCGTCGCTACCGGCTTTTTTGAATTTGTCGGGCAGGCAACAAACACCCAGCCGATTGAGGAGGAAGTCAAGCCGGAGGAACCGGCTATGGCGAAGGGGCATCTGGCCCCGGAACAGCTTGAGACCATGAAGTTTGATGAACTCAAGGAGCTGGCAGTGGACATGGGTATCGATGTGTCCAAGATCAGGAAAAAGGCCGATCTGGTAGCCGCCATTACCGCCGAGGAAGTTGAGTACCCGGAGAACGGTGATGACGAGGAGGTGCCGGACGGTATCTTTGGTGACTGATGGCTACAAGGCCGTGGGTCACACCTCAGGATGTTAAAGAGTACAGCGATAGAGAGGACGTACAAAACCGGACGGACGCGAGGCTGAGAGTGGATATCTCCCGGGCAGAGCAATACGTCATCACGTACACCCATAACGACTTCACCGGCGAGGAATATGCCGAAGGAGTCCCGGAGGGCGTAAAGACGGCGGTGATTCTGCTCGCGGAGGCATACGCCTACAATGCTGTAGTATCCACGAAGGAATTGAAGTCTGAGACTTTCGACGACTACAGCTACACAGCGGAGCGCAGCACCGTGTCGCTGGATTCCTTGGATTTAGCGGCGCTGCTGGATGAATACGTTGTGTCGGCTGCAAGCAATGCGGTAACGATGCGCATGAGGAAACTGTGATATGGCGATTGCGGATTTCTTTGACCACACCTGCAATATATACCACGTTACGGACAAGGAGACCTCTCCGGGTTATGGCCTGCCGGGGTCTCCGAAGTTCTCATATCCGGCAGAGCCGGACGAGAAGGGCGTGGCATGCCACTTCGGGGTCAAGAACGCCAGCGTCAACGTGTCACAGTCCGAACCGGCGAACCTCATGGATGCCAAGATCAAGCTGACCCTCCCTGTCGGCACGGATATAAGACTGAATGACAAAGTGGTAAACTGCTCGACCCGTTTGGAATACACAGCGGAGCAGCCACTTAACATTAGAGGCCACCACCTGACGGTAGTCATTCAGCGCACAGCCCTGCAGGAGGCAGTTCAATATGGCAACCCGTGTTGAAGTCAATGTCACCGGGCTTGAGGGCTTTATTGACAGACTGAACCGGGCCGCGCAAGGAGAGTTCAGAAAGGAGCTTGAGAAATACCTTGAGGCGCTGGGATATGAGTTTCTCGACGCTGTACGCGAGGAGATTGAGCGCAGGCAGGTTATTGATACCCGTAACCTACTGATCTCATTCACCAAGGGAGCTGACGGAAACGTCTGGACGCTCGACGAGGGCGGGCTGACGCTGGAAGTCGGCACCTCAGTCAACTATGCGGCATTCGTCAACGACGGACACTGGACAAACCCGAAGGGCACGAGCCAAAGATGGGTTCCCGGGCATTGGAGCGGCGACCGCTTCACCTATGACCCGTCCTCGGACGAAGGAATGCTGCTCAAGCAACACTGGGTGGAGGGCAAGCACTATTTTGAGGCAGGCCTTCGCATCCTTGAAAAGACATTCCCAACCCTGCTGGAAAGGAAGTTGCAGGAATGGATGGACAGCTATTTTGGAGGATAAAACGACATGATAGAGCAGGAACTTGCGAGCATCATCAAGTTCATCCTCGAAGCGGCAGGAAGTCCAGCCCCGTACTACTGGGAGGTTCCGGCAAAGTTCACACGGCCTGCAATCTACTTCCCAACCCCGGAGATTGATTCGGGAGGAGAGACTTTCAGGACATACCGGCTGGAGTACACATGGTATCTGAAATTCTTCCACAACAGCACCATGGAGGCCCACAACATGGCGCTGGCGGTGTATGAAGCCATCAAGAAAGCCCGGAATCTTGTCCACCTCATCGACGAAAACGGCGATACGCTCCGTCAGGGCATACGCCTCGGAGAACCCAAGTTGAAGCCGATTGACGAGGGCGTGGTGCAGGTGATGATTCGCTTTGTCAGCCGGAGGCCTTACACAGTCCCGGATGTTCAGCTCATGCAGTACTGGACGGCGATTGTGACGGACAAGGGCGACGGGAGAGTCATCTACATGACCAACAAGCACATCATAGAGGAGGGCGACTAATGGCAGGAGGAAGATTCGAGAAGGGTGTGGCGAAGGTAAGACCCGGAACCTACACCAACTTCGACGACAAAGACACGAGCCTCGCGTCCGCAGGCGGCGCGGGCACGGGAGGCGCGGGCGGCGGTGGAGGCGGCGGCAAGCTGCCGGATTACTGCATCGGGTACATCTACTCGCTGGAAACGTCCTGCGCTCTTTCCCATACGGAACTGGACTTTGTTGCTGCGGCAGAGGATGTCTACTGCGGCACATTGGTATTCAACTAAAGAACAGGAGGAATCATTATGGCTACTAAGAAGGAAGCCCCGGCTGCGGAACAGACTGAGCAGAAGTTCAGCATTCCCAAGCTGGAACGCTATGCGCTGACGCTGTTCGGAGTTCCGACCAGCACCTTCGTCGGCGCAACGCACGGCCTTGAGGGCGAGTACACCGTCGCCGAGGTCAAGCAGATCATTGAAGACTGGTTCAAGAAGGAGGCGAAATAACAATGGCAGGAGGCAACTTCGATAAGACCGTGGGTAAGGTTCGCCCCGGTACTTATATCAACTTTGAGGACAACGACACCTCGCTGGTCAACGGCAGCGAGCGCGGCACTGTTCTCATTCCCCTGAGAAACACCGACTATGGCCCTGCCGGGTCTTTCATCAACATCAGCGCGGCGGCTCTGGACGCGGCTCGCCCTTATCTGGGCTACAGCGTTTATGAGTCTGACCCCGCCAACAACATGCTGCTGATTCGCGAGGCGTTCAAGGGCGCAAGCACCGTCATCGTGTATATCTGCACGGAGGGTACTGCGGCTGCAAGCGGCACGGGCGGCAACGTCGTCGGCACTGCCAAGTACAAGGGCGCTCGAGGCAACAGCCTGTCCTTTGCCATCATCACCAACCCGGCAGGCGGCTTCGACTTCGAGGTTTATCTTGCTGGTGAGACGATGGAAGTATTCGAGGGCGTGACCGACCTCACCGAGGTGGATTCCGCGTGGATTACCTTCGCCTTTGCTCAGGGCAAGACCGAAATCGCAGCTGTGGCTGGCGTTGCCCTTTCTGGCGGCACCTCCGGCACCACCACCAACGGGGATGTGACCGCGTTCCTCGATGCGGCTGAGGGCGTGGCGTTCAACACCATGTGCTTCCCGATGTCTGACAGCACCCTGCAGGCGGCGCTCAAGACCAAGATCAAGTATATGCGTCAGAATATCGGGCGCGGCGTTCAGGCCGTGGCCCCGGAGTTCTCCGCAGACTACGAGGGTATCATCAACGTCACCAACAGCTACGCGCTGGGCGACTATGGGCTGACCACCGTCGAGGCGACCGCCTTTGTTGCGGGTATTACGGCTGGCGCTTCCAACGTCACGTCCAATACCTACAAGCAGGTGGACAGCGCGACCGGCGTGGTGGGCCTCAAGACCCACGAGGAAGCGGTGACCGCCATCAACAACGGCGAGTTCTTCTTCTCCACCAGCGAGGCCGGAGACGTGATTGTCGAGTACGACATCAACTCCCTTAAGAACTTCACCGTCAAGAAGGGCAAGCACTACCGCAAGAACCGCGTCATCCGCGTGTTCGACACCTTCCAAGAGGCTATCCAGCTCAACTTCCCGCCCAACAAGTACGACAACGACCCGGACGGCTGGGCGATCATGAAGGGCATCGGCGACAGCATCCTCAAGCGCTTCGGCCCCCGCAGCGACGGCGGCGTTGGCGCAATCAAGAACATCGACTACGATGCCGACTTCCTGATTGACGAGGAGAACAGCACCGGCGACGAGACCTACTTCAACGTCGGGCTTGAGCCTGTGGACAGCTCTGAGAAGCTGTACTTCACCATCAACACCCGGTAAGAAAGGGAAAGGAGGATAAACCATGAGCATCATGCAGTACAACAAAAGCCCCATCTCACTGAAAGAGGGCAAGGCTTTCATTGACGGCGTGGAGGTTCTGGACGCGGTTGTGTGCCAGATCACTTTCACCCCGGATGTTTGGACGGGTAAGCAGCTCGGGGAGCGCACCAACTCCTCCCGCTGGCTCGGCTACAACATCACTGGCAATATCACCCGTCGTCGCTCCACCAAGTGGCTGGAGCAGAAGATTCGTGAGTACAAGAAATCCGGCAAGACCCCGGAACTTGTCATTCAGGGCGTGATGAACGATAAGAACAGCGACTACTATGAGGCCAACGGCACCAATACCGTGACCGCTGTGGGCTGCGTTCTTACCGGCGATCTGCCCCTGACCCGTATGGATTCCAACGGCGAGGTCGTGGATGACAACATTTCCTTCAACGCGAAGGATATCGTCTAATCCATCAATGCGGCAGGACAGTCCTGGTAAATCCGGGGCTGTCTTTTTGCCGTTTGAGCAGCATTTCGTGAAAGTATAGTTATATAAAATCAGCCAAATTATGAAAGTATGATTACTGTCAGGAGGTAAAACAATGGCAAAGAAAAGTCTTAAATACTTCATGCGCGACACCGCACCTGAGGTCGTAACCGTTCCCGGCCCGGAGTCCTTCAAGGACGAGGAAGGCAAAGTCATTGACTTCGAGATCAAGGTGCTGCCTCAGTCCGAGATCATGAAGATCAACGAGAACTACCGCACCCACAAGGCGGCGCGGGACAAGAAGGGCAACCCGCTGGTCATGAACAACGAGATCGTTTGGGAGACCGACCGGGATTCTGCCCGCGCATCCCGCCACCTGATTGTGGAGGCGCTACAGTATCCTGACCTGAAAGACCCGGAGCTGATGAAGCACTTCAACTGCGTGGACGTGACGGATATGCCGCTTTACGTCTTCCCCCGGGCTGACGAATACCAGCACGTTACCCGCATCGTGATGCAGGCGCTCGGTCTGCTGACCGATGAGGCGAGCGACACCGAGGAGATCAACGACGCAAAAAACTGATTGCCTCCGAGGGTTCCGAAGCCTACTGGGCGCACCGGCTCTGGCAGAGGCACAACCTCAGGCCGGAGGAGTTCGAGGCCATGCCCCGGAGAATGAAGCTGTTCTATATCGCTTCGGAACTCACGGAGGGTGAGAATCCCTGTAGGCGGGACACCTACACACCAAAGAAACAATAAAACCTTTCAGTATTGCACCTTCGCCGAGAAATGATTATACTATTCGGTTGGAGGTGCATTATCATGAGAAAGTATCTTTACATCACGCTCGCTGCAATACTGATATGCAGCCTTGTGGGGTGTACAGGCAAGGCAGAGGAGCCGAAACAGACCATGGACACAGAGGAATACCAGCGACGGCAGGAGGCCGTGGAACAGGTCGAAAAGCACATAGGCGAAAACGTCCCTGATGAAACGACTATCATGCTCGCCGACGACGGCCTCAAGGTCTATAATCTGGACGGGAATTTCTCGATTCAGATTGAGGCGTTTGGCCCCTTCTTCATGCCTTACATCATCGACATTGTTTGCCCTGTCATCGTGGAAGCGGTGGAGGCGACCGAATACCCGCTTTCGACCATCACGATACAGACCAAAGGCGCAGCGGAGGACAGCCTTACCTCGTGGCGCAGTAAGGATGGCATATCCGGCATGTTTATAACGAGCAAGGATATCTATGCTGACGATACCACAATTCCCGGCTGTACCTCAAAAGACCTGTACGAGCTTTACGAACCGTATCTCATGGTAGCGAGAGACGTGATAAAGGAAATGGGCGGCGACCCGGCGAATGTTGGGATAACCGCAGACTAAAAAAGAATACGAATCCCGAAAGGCGAGGAGCTGCATTCTGCGGCTTCTCGCTCTTTTGTTGCACAAATTCAGAAAGGAGGTGCGTAACAGATGGCAGACTTACTTGCCCGGTTTAAGCTCATAGACGAAATGAGCCAGAAGATGACCACCATAGCCAACGCGGGCAGCAATATGCTGAACTCGTGGCAGAGCGCAGGGCAGGCCATGAACAGCAGCCTTTCCGGGATAGACGACGCTGCCTCCGGCGTAGCCAGAAGCGTAGACGGAGCCGCGCAGTCGGTGCAGTCCCTTGACAGGGCCTCCTCAAGCGTTTC